CTTGAGATCTTCAACTGTATTTTTGACTTGAGTTGATAATTCTTTTTCACTGGGTAGCATGGGTGGTAGGGTTGATGGTGTTATATTAAGTGTTTGACTTAGTTTATTGTTGTTAATTTGTTTATCTGATTTATCTTCATTCCATTTTGACATTTTAAACTCCTTCTATTAATAACATTATAGCACTATTTATATAAATAACAATGATGAATTATAAAATTATACTAGGAGTGTTTTAAATGGAATTTAATTATTATATAACCAATGTTGATCGCCAGTTAAATGAAATAGCAATGATGAAGTATTTTAAAGACTTACTTAGAATGGCTGACAATAAAATTAAGAAGGTTCTTAAACAGAGTTTTGATAAATTCTATAAATTATTACAAGATTATGACCTTGAGAAACAATTTTTAGACATATATAACAGACAGTTTCCTGAGAAGAAAATTAAATCTTTGAAGAGATTGGCTGTATTAAAAGAGGGTATTATCTATGAAGACTTCAAGAATTTTTTAAGATTTTGGAAATCAGAGACTTATCCTGCATTAGCTATATTTCCTACCTTACAAATTTGGTTTCAGATAGACAAATTACTTGATGGGGCTGGTATTAAAGATCTTGACTGGAAGAAAATTGCTATCTATGCCACTATGTGGGTTATTATTGTTGGTGGGCAACATATAATTTTACATAAGAAATGGAAGAAAGAGAACCCTGAACAATGGGAAGAAGAAGGTAGACCTGGTATCTTTAGAAGTGGAAAGAAAAGTAAATATCAAGACAGTGAATTGACACCTAAAGAAATAGCATGGGCTAAAAAACATGGTGTTGATTTAAGAAGACAAGCTGATTAATGAAATTTAAAAAATACATTAAAGATAATATTATACTCGATGTTTCTGGGGTATCTTATGAAGTTTACTGTAATGCCATAGATAAAGTTTTAATAGATAAACTTGACGAGGGTGTATTTGACTCCATTAAGAACTTGAAAATTACTGGTTCACTGATAAAAGTATTTAAAGAGTTAAAATCATCCATTGTTGATATATCAAAACAATTTGATATTGGATTATCTGATATTGTTATAGCTTTCAAACAACGAGATATTTTTGGTTTATTGAGATCAGTTGGGTTTAAAATTAAACTGTTGTTTAAAAGTATCAATGCCTTATCAACTGCTGTACGTGGTGGGCTTTTTTCTATTTTTAAAGAGATAGCTGATTCAGGTATAATGCAGAAAATAAGATCTGGTGTCATGAAAATAGATGATGTCATAAAATAAAAACTGTTAGATTAAAATAGGATAAATAATGAATATATTAACCAAGATAGATGACTATCTGAATGAGAAAAAAGATGGTATGTCCATTGGTTTACAAAAGGCTTTATCAACCTTTGGATTACCTGAAAAGGGTACACAGATTGTCAAGTTTTGGCAAGGTCCTGACAAGATGTACTGGGTTATTATAGTTAAGTTTAAAAATAAACACTATGGTACTGATTCTTATGGTGAAATGTGGACTGGTGATGTAAAAAAGATTATAAATAATATTAAGACAAACTCTGGTATTGACTTCTCAGGAAGCAAACCAAAAACAATCAGATAGGAGAAATAAAATGGGGTTATTTACAGGACATGAGAACAATAAGATTATTAACAAGTATGTTGCTATACTTGAGGGTAAAGACAAAGGTGATGGGCCAGAATACAAAGCATTTTTCAAAAAGATGTTGAAGAAATTTGGTGTTACAGAGCCAGACCAACTAAAGGGTGACAAGAAGAAAGAATTTTTTGATGCTGTTGATGCTGGTTGGAAAGGTGACAACGAGAGTGATTGATATGGGATACTATGTTTTGTAAATATGTGTCTACAAAGACAATGAGACTATCCACAAGAGAGATGAATCCTAATAGATGGGTGTCATATACCTATAATATTGAGAAAGAAAAACGGTATCAAATTAATAGAAGATTGAATGCCTTGTTAAGAGGTGAATCTTGTGATTGTGATAGATGCAATCCAAACACAACAGGAGTGATATACAATGGAACAGGAAAATAAATTAAAAGAATTCTTATTACAAGAAGCAGATGTAGATACAATAAATAAGAAGTATAAAACTTTTTTTGCTACAGTTGGGGAATTTTTTGACTCAATGGACAATGAAAATGTATCAGATGATACACATGACCTGTTGGATGATTTGGTTGATGCTATTATTGATACAATTATATCATGTGGTGATGAGGATTTTGATTCAAATACAGAAAAGAAATTCTTGAAGATAGTTGATATGCTTGACCTTGATAAAGATATATCAGAGGGTTTAGCTGTTAAATCAAGAAAAGTTTCATCTGGTAGAAAGAGATCACAGTCATCAAGAATGACTGGTTCAGATAAACTTAAGTACTTGAAAAAATTGAAGAAGAGTAGAAAGTCTTATAAAAAAAATGCATCTCTTAGAAGAAAAACAAAGAAAAGAATGAAGAGATATAAGAAAACAGGTCATGCCAAACAAGTTAAAAGAAAATATAAAGCTTTAAATAGGAACAAATAATGGCTACATTGAACTTGAACAAAAGTAATGCAACCAATTATCAGTTAATATTTCCATTATTACCAACAGAGATTCTATATGAGAAGTCAAAACAATTTTCTCTGAATATATTTGGAACTATTGTTCCTTCTATATCACTAGCTGTAGAAGAAAAACAATGGCAAGGTGCAAAATCATTTACAGATAATGGTGATATAACTTTTGGCCAGTGGACACTTGATTTTGTGGTGGATTCAAAATTTTCTAACTGGACTGTATTATATAAGTGGATGATGATGATTCATAATAATGAGAATTCACCCGGTTTTGTAAGAGAAAAAGAACATATTATTGATGCTTCTCTGTATATAATGACTAATTTTAGACAGAAAGCTTTGATGTTAAGGTTTCATGATATTTGGCCTATTGAGTTAGGTGATGTTACTTTCAGTAAAAGGGAAGGACAAGATGATTTGTATTCTCAAATCACTTTCTCATATGATAAGTATGTAATTTCTGAAACTTTGATATAAATAACAATAGATAATGCTTAGGGTATTTTTTGTACCCTAATAATACTTAAAATTTAAAAAGGAGAATAATTATGGCGTTTTATTTAAGCCCATTGGTTGATGTAAAAGAAACTGATCTTAGTTTAACAATTCCTGCTGTTGCTACAAGCATTGGTGTTATTGTATTAAGAAATACTTATAGAGGTCAAGAAATGAAACAAACTTTTCTTTCATCAGAAGATGACTTGATTAGTTTATTTGGTGAACCTACTGCAGATGTTGATTGTTATAAAGACATGTTAAGTGCATCTGGTTTCTTAAAATATGGTAGAAAGCTTTATGCTACAAGAGTATTGGCAGAAGATGCTACTTTTGCTGGTATTAAAATTATGCCTGATGGACAAGGTGATGCTTACTCAACACCTTATGTACTAACTGATATTATAGAAAATGATCCAGATATGTTTGCAGAAGAAATCGTTGATGACGCAAATCCACTATGGACAATTGCTTCATCAAGAGGTAGTTGGGGTAATAATTTGAGAATTTCTATTCTTAATAAATCCATGCAAGCAGTTATGGCATCTGGTGGTAATGATGCATGGGATACTTATCCATTATTTACATCACTTGATGAACCATTAGAAGATGATTACTCATTTATTTTTGTTGTAGAAGAAAAAGAACAAGGTAAAGAATCATGGGAAGTAAAAGAAACTTTTAATGTTTCAACCAAAGAAAGAGCAATTGATGATCAAGGTACTACAAGATTTGTGGAGAATGTTATTAATAGATTTTCTTCTTATGTGAGAGTAACACTGAAAGATGATGAAATTGGTGAAACTTGGGATATTTCGACTGCTACACCGGTTCAACTTGAAAATGGTTCAAATGGTATTAATGGTATTCAAGATACTGATATCATGGATGCACTTGATCTTTATTCAAATTCAGAAGAAATTGATGTTAACATGTTTATTGATTCTGATAAATCTGAAACAGTTAAAAAATACATGAACACGATTTGTGAGAGAAGAAAAGATTGCATGGCAATTCTTGATTGTCCTAAAGACTTAGTTGTTGCTAATAGAGGAAGTGAAGTAACTGAACTTAAGGATTGGAGAAAGGGTCTCTCAACAGAGCTATCCTTACAAGTGTAAGAAGATTAGCTTGGAACCCAGATCTTGGCAAAAGAGATATTCTTTACAAGAATGGTATCAATCCAATTGTATCATTTGCTGGACAAGGTAAAGTGGTTTGGGGTCAAAAAACAATGCTTGATAAATCATCTGCATTCAATAGAATAAATGTAAGAAGATTGTTTATTGTTCTTGAAAAAGCAATTTCAACTGCTTCTAAATATTTCTTATTTGAACCAAATGACACAGCTACAAGGGAATCAATGGTAGCAATGATAAATCCTTTTCTTAGAGATGTTAAAGGTAGAAGAGGAATTTATGATTTTAAAGTAGTGTGTGATGAGACAAACAATTCACCCGAAAGAATTGATAGAAATGAAATGTGGGTAAGTTTATATATTAAACCTACAAAAACTGCTGAATTTATTGTTCTTAATTTCATAGCTATGAAAACTGGGGCATCATTCAGTGAAGCCGCAACTGTTATGGGTGAAGTATAAATAAATTGATGGTGTGGGGTAGTCTTCTACCTCACATTTAATAAGGAAATTTTATGGCTGAATTTGAGTTAAGTAGTTTTATGAACAAATATAGAGATTATGCTAGAACTTATTTATTCAAATGTAGAATAGAAAACTTTGATGTTAAAGAACATGAGTATTTGGTTAAATCTACCAAGTTACCTGAAAGTAATATAACCGAGATTGCAACAGATTGGCAAGGTAATATTTATAAGATTGGTGGTACTGCCGAAGTTGGTGATTTTAATATTACTTTCGACATGGATTCCAAAGGTGATTTAAGAGATAAGTTTGTTCATTGGAGTGAGAGTATTCATAATCCATATACAAATATTCATGGTGCACCAGTATCTGCTATTAACGGTAACGGGTATTTTAGAGATATTACATTAGAACACTTAAATGGTCAAGGTGATATTGTATTAATTTATAAAATGATTGATACATGGCCTAAATCAGTTGGTGAATCAACACTTGATTACACAAATAAAGAAGTTGCATCTTTTGATGTGACATTTG